AGGCATTAAAGTCATTCGCCATGCAATAAGTCAAAGGCTGTATTTTAAGGTTCTTATAGTGATTCCCTGAAACCTGTTCAGAAAATGCAGAACTATCACTCTGCGTGGCTCTATGGCTCTTTAAAAGGGTCTTTTTTAATGTATTTGAGGTCATACTATCTTCTTAATCCAATTACCTTTGTTGTCAAGCACCATTGGTAGCAATCTGGGTATCCCATTAATTATAATTCCACAACCTAAAATAAACCTAGTTTTAAAATTCTTTGCGTAATTAAAAGCCATGCTCTTTTGATTTATTAAGCACCCAACATTCATGCCAAAGAATAAATTATCAGGATTTGCCCAATAACTAATTACAAACTTCGTGTGATAATGCCCTTGGACAGCAGACATGCCCATAGCTTGACTTACTTTAAGTACATCTGCACTTCTACCATGCGTAAAAAAACATCTTTGTCCATTAGACATAGTAAGTGTTAAATCATCTATCCACTTCCATTTTCTAGTACCTAAAAAATCTCCATAAGGTTTTAAAAATTGTTTAGACATTCCATATTTTAATGCTCGTCTATAAACTAGGCTTGAATGGTTGCTATCAACTTCTGTAACTTCTGGAAATATTGCTTCTAATTGTTGTATATATTCTTTGGCCTTATCTAATTCATGTCCAGCAGAATATAAATCAGGATTATGTTCGTGCATTGATATGGCATGAAAGTCTAATAGATCGCCAATATTAATTATTGTATCTGGTTTAAATTGTTTTTTGATTTCTTTTAAGAATGTTATTGAATCCTTATGTTGATAAGGTAGGTGCATATCAGAAATGACTAGGATTCTTTTATTCTTCATACAAGCATAACTTGTACCTTATTTTGATAATAATGTAAATATTACATAGCCCATAGCACTAATCAATGAGCCTGTTGAAATTAGTAAAATTTTCTCTAATCGTTTTACTCTTTCTTCTATTGAATGAATTTTATCGTGAGTTAGTTTTTGCATTATACGACAAAGTTTTTCGTGTGATTCTATTTTCTGTAATGCGTTTAATTTAGCCATTACTTTTTTTTCTTTCTTCTTAAATCAAGATCATGTTTTCTACTACCTCGTAAAAAACTATTTACTCTACCCATTGACCATGAAGCCATAGAAGTTCTTGGTCTTGACCCTGATGATAAAAATGCACCCTGACCTCTACGATATACTTTCTTTAATTGGCCAAGTGTAATGTTTTTTCTAGTTTTAGCTTTTGCTCTAAGTGTTGAGATAACTTGTGCAGATAGTGGTTTTCTTCTTATAGCCATTATTTGTATCTCGCTTTAAACATTGATTTTGGTATTCTTTGACCTTTTTTATAAGCATCTGACATGGCCTTTATAAGACTTGCTCTTGCTGATCTTTTACCACCACTAAGACCTGAAAGATATTTTTTAGGAATTTTTGTCTTTTTATCTTTAGGAACTTTTCTTCTTTTCATTTTCCTACACTCTTCATAGCTTTAGTATGTGCAGAAGAAAAAGTAGCACCTTTTTTCATAGCATTAGCCATAGATCGCATATGCTTTAGTGAGTGATGACGAGCATGACTTTTCATAGTCTTTTGCTGTCTAGGTTTTAAACCTTTAATAATTCCTGTGATTGATGCTACTTTAACCATTTACTTCTTCTTATTCTTTTTCTTTTTCTTTTTTTTCTTCTTAGGTTTCATACTATATCCATAAGCCATATTATTTTCTCGCTTTCTTTTTCTTTTTCTTTTTACTCATAATAGCTTTCTGTAAAGCCATAGGTAGTTTCTTTTGTTTTTTTGTAAGCATATTATCTCCTAGTTTTGTAGTTTTCCACCAGACCATTTAGCATCAGGTAATCCATTTTTATACGATTTCCCATCAAATGTCAGCACTTGTTTTCTGTTAGAGCCATCTTTATAAGATACATGTATCCAGCCACTACTCGCCTCGCCTGTCCAATACTCCAAGATGAGTTGATCAAAGTCGCAATGGTTTTCAATCCATAAAGCTACTTCAAGGTTAGACACTCCAGCTATCTCAAAATCTGTTGCGTTTCCTGTGGTGTGTTGTGATGTTTTTTTACTTCCTATTGCTTCGCATAATTCTTCTGATCTATAGCCAGATGTAATTGTAACAGGCTTATCAAATTTAATTCTTACAGGCTCTAATATTTCATAACATAGATCGCCTAAGTTTTTAATCTCTCCACTACCAGCTTTATTCTTTATGCCTTTTCTTGTAGCAGTTTGTGATTTTTCAAATTCTTCTAAAGTAAAATGTTTAGATAATTGCATTATTATCTCCTTGTAAAATTTAAAGATTTTATGGTTTCGTAGGCCAAGTGGCATTTTCACATTTAGCAACTGTATCTTTTCCTGTTGGTAAATCTCTTAATGCTTGTCTATAAGTGGTCATGTCAGATGATAAAGTATGATCTGATAAAGCTAAGTAATCTGTTTCAGCAAGTAATCTATTTCTTTTTTCTCTTAATTTTTGTAATGCTCTAGCTGGTGCTTGATTATCCCAAGCAGTTTCTTCTGCATCTCTTTGTGCTTCTTCTTCAGCAGTAAATGCAACTTGTATTCCGTTAATTAAATGGTGTCTAGGCATAGTTTTATATACTCCTTTTTATTAATTTAATCAAGATATTCCAAATAATGAAATTTGACCAACATCCATATTGCCATTAGATAATTTGAATTGTACTGCATCGATTGCTGACGTTGTATTAAAATTTCCAGCAAACATTGAGTGAGTTGCAAAATCTGCATGAAATGCCTCATGCAAATCTGAAATCCAATGTTTTGTAAAAGTCGTGTTTGAAGGATTAAATAACATTAAAGTTCCTGAACAACTTTGGTCGTTATCACTACCTACACCAGCAGTTAATCTTTGAAAGTCAGTGCTTAATGCTTTGTCTTGAGATGTAGCATAATTAAATACAGCATCACTGTCACTTTCAGCATGATATGCTTCAATGGCAGTTGATGTTAAAGAAACTCCATAACTACTACCACCATTTGTACTAACTTGAAACTCAAGAGCACCACCATTATTAGCTGGGTGCAAGTCTATAAATTTAAAAACATATTGTTTGTAACTAGAGTCTATTCCTGAAGTAAAATCAATAGTTCCTGAACCTGACGCAATTTGAGTTTGAATTAAACTCCAAGTTCCACCAGCCGAAACTGTTTTAAGTAATCCTGTATGTCTGCTTGAATTTGCTGATATTATTCCACTCATTAACTATCCTTTATTCCATACATTTTTATTGTTCCAGCATCTATATTGCCACCATCCATTTCAAATTTAACTGCATTTATTGCTGAAGTAGTTTTAGCATAACCAGAAACAAAACTATTTTGGCTATAACTACCAGCGTCCGAGCCATCTGCAACATAAATGTTAGTTTTTGTAAGAAAATGTTTAAAGAATGTTGTGTTACTTGGGTCGAATAAATACATTTCTCCAGAACAACTATTATCACTTTCAGTACCAATAGGAACTGATAAAAAAGGTCTTGACCCAGAACTTGCTAAATCTCTTGACGTAACATAAACTACACTTCCATCTGTTCCAGCATCATTATGTGCTGATCTAAAAAATGTAGTTGAATATAATTTATCATAAGTGCTTCCACCATCAGAAGAAAAATCCATTACAAGTTCTTGTTCACTAGATGGGTGCATACTCATAAACTTGAAAACATAAATTGGGTATGTGCTATCAATACCAGATGTAAAAGCTATAGTAGATGAGCCACTTCCACTTTGTTCTTGAATTAAATTCCAAGCACCAGCACCAGCAGTTGCTTTTATAAGTCCAGATGGTCTTCCCAAATTTTGTGAAATTATACCCGTCATGTTTTTAATCCAAAAAGGCAAATATCTCCAGAATCTATGTTGCCTGATGTAAATTTAAAACTTATTTCATCAATAGCTGAAGTTGTATTTATATAACCACCTACATTTACATCTCTTGGCCCACTATCAAGCATCATGCTGGATACTCTAGAAATAAAATGTTTTACAAATGTGGTATTGCTGGGATTGAATAAATGTAAAATTCCATTTAAAGATTCTGTATTTTCATTACCTTGTTCTTCTGATATTCTTTGATACCCTGTACCATTTGCTTGGTCATTTGCAGTTCTATAACCTAAACCTCCAGTCGCTGAACCATTATCAAGTTGATATGCTCGAAAATGAGTTGAATTAATAGTTTCATTAAATCCACTTGCACCACTAGCATTTGCTTGAAATGTAAAATGTTTATCGTCAGTTTGAGGATGTATATTTTTAAAATAAAAAACATACTCTTTATAAGTAGAATCTATTCCTGATGTGAAATCAATAGTTGCTGAACTACTTGCAGTTTGTTTAGAAATAAAAGCCCAACCACCACTTGCTGGTGCTTTCACTATACCAGTACTATCAAGAATATTTGAGGCTACAATTCCACTCATTTATATTCCTATAATGTTTGATCTAAATAACTTACTACTATATCTACATTGGCTGAAGATGCTGTTGATGCACATAAATGATCTGTTCCCTCGATAACAAATTTAGTAGTTAGTTCAAATGTTTCATTTGCACCTAAAGCCTGATCTGATAATATTTCAAAATCAGTTCCACCACCATCATCATCAATGTAAAGATCAAAAGTTTCAGATGCACCAGCAGTTTCTGTTACAAAAATAGAAAGAATAGTATATGTATGACCACTCACTCCATTAATTAAAACAGATTCAGAGTTTGTTACTCCAGCTGTATGAGATACTTTTAATAATTCACTTGCCATGTTTTCTCCTTGTTAATTAAAATCCTAATACTAGGGTTTTTCCTGTTGTTGTTAATTGTCCACCCTCTGCTACAACTTTATCATTAAATGTTGCTGAACCTTTTTCTGACATATCTAATGTTAAAGCTGTTATATCTGAACTAGAGTCTGTTCCTTTAAATATAATATCTGTATCTCCAGCTTGTGCATCTATTGTAATATTTCCTGAAGAAGTTGCTAAATTAACTGCACCATCTCCTGTACCAACATCATCTAAAGCTACTGAAACTGAACTGTCTGAAAAATCTACAGTATTAGCAGTAGTGTTAATTGTTGCTAAATTTATATCAGCACCACCATCATAAAATTTAAGAATATGTGCAGTTACACCACCTGATGTATCTAACCAGATTGTACCAGCTACAGCACCACTTGGTCTTGATGAACCTGAATTAGATGTATTGATCGCAGATAAAACATTGTTTATATCTGTTCTAACTGTTGGAAATGATGCGTTTGCTATGTTATAATCGTGTTGAGCCATAATGTTTTATACTCCTTTTAAAATCCTTTTGCAATAAAATCAAATGTTCTATTAACTGCTGAACCACTTGAATTTTTAAATGTTACGTTAAATCCATTAATAGTTTTTGATTCTACTAAAAAGAAATCTCCTGTTGCCATTCCTTGTCCTGTAATTCCTAAAGCATAACTACCAGATTTATATGGATTTGTAAATGTAACAGTTTTAGTTCCAGCAGTAGATTCTATATCGTTTCCACTAAATATTCTATCTTCCATATCTACTGTAACTGATACTTCTTGAACAACAGGAGTAGAAGCTAAATCGCTTGAAGTTAAAACAACTCTAAATTTAAAAAATCTAGCAGTGTAATTTCCAATTACAAAATTTTGAAAATCAGTATATGTAGAGTTATCATCACTTGTTGCAATCTCTATATGAGCATTTGAGTTAGCTGGTGTATCTCCATCAAAGTTAGAATTTTGTGAATCAAATAATCCTGTTCTATTATCAAATAAATCATCTGGGTCATCAGAAGTTTGCTTTAAAGTAGCTGTAATTCTTGAAGTAT